ACCTCCTTGCTTACTCCCTATTTCATATTGATAAGCCCCTCTTGCAGGACCATCATAAAATCCAGTTTCTTTATTTCCTGAAACTTGTATTGCATCATCTACATTTTTAGATTCATGTTCTGCAACAACCTGCATTACATTATTTACATAATTAGTATCTACTTTATTTGTGTCGTGTAGAAAATGCATCATGCTTTGTCTATAACTTGTTTCTTTTCCAGTAGTTGCTTTTTTGGTAGGCTTTGTTGGGGGTTTAGTATAATCAAGTTCTAGTCTTTCTTGAGGGTCATCATCAAATCCTCCAAGTTTTTTTTGATTTGAATATACTCCTGCTCCTACACCCATTACTGGCATTATAGCAGGAAGTTTGTTCATTTCGTTTGATAATAAAGTAAAATTCTTTTTTGTATTATCCATAAAATTAAGGATACGCGTATTACTTGAATAGCTTTCCTCCATAGGATTTAATACTCCAGAAGGTCTTACTTTATATATTGTTTTTGCACGATCTAATAGCTCAGGACTTATGTTTTGATAATAATTGTTAATTAATTTATCATCTAACATTTGTTGTCTTAACCCATGAATATATGCAGATGGCTCTTGCCCTGATTTTTTAAAATAGTTGTATGCGCTTTTATTTTCTGGACTTAAATTAGAACTAGGTTTAATACCTTTTATAAGTCTTTCATCCATAGCTAACTGTCTACCTCCTTGAAATACATGTCCAAATTCATGTGCAGCAACTCTGTTACCGCTTGTGCCTGTATATTTATTTCCTAATGTTACTGATCCAGGATTTACTTTTCCTCCTTTTATAGTTGGTTTAGCAAAATTAAATGGACTAGACGTATCTAACACAGGGTCTCCATTTTTTAAAAACAAATCATCATAATTTGTTGGTCCTTTCCTATAAACTGCATTATTAAAATGATAAGAATCATTTGCAATATTTTCTATAGTTTTATTTTCACCAAAAACACCTCCAGCAATTTCTGCATTTCTATTTGTAGTAAGTATTACTTCTAATTCTTTAGCTTCTGCATTTATTTTAGCTTGACTTTTAATTATAGCTTCATCTCCGTTTCCATAACCTATTTTTCTTAAATAGTCTATTTCTTGATTTAGTAATCTTTTTTGACCTTCTTTACTAGCTATATTTTGTGAGTATGCATCTCTAATCTTTTCTATACTTACAGCACCATCTTCAAATTCTTTTAAAAATGCTTTTTGTCCTTCTTTTGTTTTAATTAAATTTCCTGCTGCTCCTTTAGATGTTGGATTTACTACTTTTACTTTACTAAAGTTTGAACTATTAGGGAGCATGTCTTTTAGCATTTCTTTACTAAAAACTGACATATCTGCTACTTTATTTTTAATTGCAGTCCCAACAGTAGTATTCCCAGCTTTAGACATAACTTTTCCTGCAGAACCTAAAATAACGTCATCTAAAAGTCCTGGTATTCTTGCACCTGCTGATGTTACTTTCATACTATTTACTAAAGGAATAGGTGTAGCAAGACTTAAAATAGTTTCACCATAATTTTGACTATTTTGTTTAACTGTATTAGATTGATTGTTTTGATTAGACGCTCCTGAAATCCATTGCTTATTAGGATTATTACCTATTAAAGGATCGTAAATAGTACCAGTATTTTTTTGAGCTGCTAGTCTTATCATTTTTTCTTGCTCAGTCTCAGGTTCTATTATTGTTGGGATGTTTACAGGAGCAACAGCTGTAGAAGAAGCTTCTGCTGTATGTAATCCTCCATGAGATTTTACTCCACCTGTTTTTAATAACTGTGGTTCTGCGGATCCGTTAGGTAAATCTTGTATTTGTGGGGCTGTGTTACTAAAACTATTAACTAATGAATTTGTTCCAATTTCAGGAGTTTGCATATCTACATTAGTAACTGGTTCAGGACTTGATGGAGGAATACTAGGAGGTTCAGGTTGTGCTTGCTGCATTTCCTGTTGTGGTTGTTCAGGCATAGTAGGATTACCTTGGAGAGCAGCCATAATGTCCCCAGATCCAGATGATTTTACCTGTTCAAGTATTGACCTTCTATCTTGGTTTGTTAGCATTAGTCTGTGCTATATCTTTTTTACTTAAAATATCTTCTCGTTTAATTTGATTATCTTGTAAAGAAGATTCCATTTTCATATCTAGTTCTCTTTCTTTTAATGCTAATTCAGCTTTTTTAATTTCAAATTCTTGAATTAATTTTTCTAAATTAAATGCTTTACCTTCTGCATCTTGTTTAACTTCTGCACCTATTAAAGCAATTTCAATATCTTTTTGTCTGTCTTTTTCTTTTTCAAGATTTTCAGCTTCTGCCATCATTTGTTGTGCTTGCAATTGTTGTTGCTGTTGTTCTTGTTGAGCTTGTTGTTGAGCTGCTTCTAATTCTTCAGTTGCTTTATCTGCAAGTTTAAGATTCTTTTTAATTTCACTAAAACTATCAGAATCTAACATCTCAGCTATATCTCCAGGCTTAGCACCATTCTGCATCATTGATTGTGTTAATGCTTTAATGTTTTGTAATTTTTCTTGGTCTTTACCTGCATCAGAAACAAATATACCATAGTTAGTTTCCATGTGTTCCATACTGTTTACATCTAGATAGTCTGTAGTTCCATCAGGCATTACAAACATTCCTTTTTTACCAGTTAACCATGCTTCTTTAGAATAATCTAATAATGCTTGAAAATCTCTTTGTTCCATTCTTTCAAACTTTCTAAATAGATCTTCTGTAATATGTGATGATTGTAATATAGCTTGTTGTGAAGATGCTTTACCTTCATAAGCTCCAATCTCACCTTGTCTTTGTCTACTTACACCAGATATTTTTTCCCACTCCATTAATATAGAGTCTAGTAACTGTATATATTGTCCTATAGTTTTAATAGACATATCCATAACAGATTGATGTTGTGGATTAAGTTGTATACCTTCTTTGTTATAATCTACCCATGCAATACCTGTACCTTCTACATAGTACATGAATTTGTCCATATCCCATTTTTTAGGGATCATATTAATATCAAATTGAGCTATTATATCTTTACTCCTTGCTATTGCAAGTTCTAATCTATATTTATAGATATTATAATTTAATTGGTAAGGTATCCCTAATTTAACTAGAGATATATTTTTAGAATTTGTATCTGAGTATCTTCTCCCATTAATTGGTAATTTACATTTAGATGGATTATCTATAGATAACCTTTGATTAAGAATAGGATTAATATTTATATATATTCTCCCATCTATTCTTGTACCTTCCCAAACTTCATTTACCCAAGTCCATTCTAACTTAGCTCCTTGTTCTTTTAGCTCTAAAGGCATTCTAAAACCGTCTTCAACTTCTACTTCTTCCATGCCTCCTGTTTCTGGATCCATATATGTTAAAAATCCAATTCTTTTTCTAGATTTCCAATATACATTTACAACTTCAATTAATCTATTTCTAAATGCATTTGAATTTCTATTTGAAGCATTAGCATGTAAAAAAGAAACATCACTTTCAGAATGTGTTGGCTCTTCAAGTTCTAATACCTGTTGTTCTGATAAGCTATCGTAATAAGCATCAATAACTGTAGATGCATGTACATATTTTCTAACTAGTGCCCAATCTCCATCTTCTACAAACTCTAAATCCGGGTCAAGATCATAATCTACATCTAAAGGATTTAATACTGAGTAATATGGTTCTCCACTTCTTACTCCTCTTTGTGTATAAGCTTCTCCAGTTACTAAATAGTGAAACCAAGCTTTTTGTATTTTATCATAAACTTCTTGTTCTTGAAATACATAATTTAAAGTTTTTTGACCTAATACAGCTCTATTATCTACATAAGAACCTTCAAACATATCTGCAATATGCTTAGGAGTTGGTATCTCATCCATATTAGCACCTACATCTACTCCTTGTGCTTGTACTTCTTGTAAAAAACTTTGTCTTAAATTTTCTGCAATAGATTTAGACTTTTCCATTTCTTTCATAGAAAGAGAATCTGCATTTTGTACTGTAACAGTATAATTGAGAGGTCTTTTAGATTTTTCCCCTAGAAGAAGGTCAATTATGGGTTTAATTATGGGGTAGTTACGCATTTCAGAAGGAAAATTCTTACGGTTTTTACCATAAGGTTTTAACACGTACTTGTAATCAGCCTCGTCAATTACACCGTTATAATA